TATGGGGGCGAGGTTGCGGCAAAACATTTATCGCGTCAGTATTTTGCTTTTTACACTGCGTATTCAACCCCGGAACTAAAATACTTATAGCTGGCCCCACTTTTCGAACGGCGCGTTTTATTTTTAATAATTTAGAGAAACTCGTTAAAACAAAAGGAGCAGAGCTTCTCCTTCAGGCCTTCTCAAGTCGGCCCTCGAAAAGAAATGATCAGTATGAATGGGAAATAAATGGAGGCTCTATCACCGCAATCCCTTTAAGCGGGGAAAAGATTCGTGGATTTCGAGCTAATATTTTAGTATTAGATGAGTACCTTTTATTACCGGAAGAGATAATTCAGACGGTATTGATGCCGTTTTTAGTTGCTCCTCAAAATATGAAGGAGAGAATTGAGGTTAGGGAAACCGAAGATAAATTAATAACCGCTGGGAAAATGACGGAGCAAGATAGGATGGTTTTCGAAAACGCTTCGAAAATGATAGCTTTATCTTCAGCTTCTTATACTTTCGAAAATTTATATAAAACTTACAAAGAGTGGATGGGCAAGATTTATGACGACCAGAATTATGATGCTAAATATTTTATATCTCAATTAGGTTACGAAGCTCTCCCTCCCGAAATGATAGACAAGACTATCATTGAAGAGGCCCAAGGAGGGGGTCAATCTCACTCTTCTTTTTTACGAGAGTATTGCGCTCAGTTTACTGATGGAAGTGACAGCTACTTTAGCGCAAAGAAAATGCATGAATGCACTATTCCAGATGGTCAGGAGCCCACAACGTTAATTAAAGGAGGTAAAGGAAAAAAATATATCATAGGCATCGACCCAAGTTTTAGCAATAGCCCATCGTCAGATTATTTTGCAATCGCTGTTCTAGAAATTGACGAAGAAAGGAATGAGGGTTCGCTAGTACATAATTATGCGGTAGCCGGAGGAGACCTAAAAGATCACATTAACTATTTCTTTTATATATTAACAAATTTTGACGTTGATATGATTTGCATCGATAACGCGGGGTATCAATTTTTAGATAGCTGCAACGAGTCCGAGAACTTCATCAATGCTGGAATCAATCTTAAATTTATAGACTTCGATTCCGTAAAAGAAGGTATTGAGTACGGTAAAGAGGTAAGAAAATGTAAAACCTCTTACAATAAGAGTAGCTATAAAATCTGTTTTAAACAAAACTTTACTAGCGATTTCATTCGCAAAGCTAACGAGCACCTTCAGGCGTGCATTGACCATAAGCATATTTGGTTTGCGTCGCGAGCTACAGCTAACGGTTCAGCCTTTGATAAACAAAATAATTCCTTAATTAATTTAAAGCTGACAGGGGCTGAGACGACAAGCGATTTAATCGAAACTCAGGACGCGCTAGTTTACCAAGCTAAGAAGCAGTGTGCTTTAATCGAGGTTAAAAGCACAGCTAAAGGTACTCAAACCTTTGATCTACCCCAGCATCTTAAAAGGAGCACCTCCGCCAACCGAGCGCGGCGAGATAATTATACGGCTTTAATGCTGGCGAATTGGGCATTAAAATGCTATTTTGATGTCCGGCAAAAGAAGGATGATTTTTCTACTACTTTTTTACCTAGAATGGTTTAAAAAAGTGTAATAATCATTAATTAATCAATTATGAGGGCCAAAGGAAAAACTCAAGGAAAGAAGGCGACTTCTCCCACATCTAAATCTACGGGTAAAAACGAAGACGTTACCCCCTTGATGGCGACGGCAGCTAATCTTTCTACCCAAAGGACTTCTTCTAGACGCAATAGAGCTGCTGACATTTCGCGCACCGATAAATATAAGAATATTGACGATGGTCTGATTCCGTGGAGGTATTCAGCAATTTACGGGGGAGAGAAAGATATCACCGTTCGAGACGCGGTTATCTTATGTCAAAAAGCCTACTATAATTTTGCTCAATTTAGAAACGTTATCGATTTAATGACGGAATTTTCATGTGGATCATTATTCTTTAAAGATGGTAGCAAGAAATCCAGAGACTTTTTTGAAGCTTTTTTTGGTAAAATAAATGTGTGGGGCATTCAAGATCAATTCTTCAGAGAGTATTATCGCTCTGGCAATGTATTTTTATATCGCTTTGATGGAAAAGTAAAAAAAGAAGATGTCAAAAAAATGACTCAAGTCTTTGGCTCTTCTCTTTTGAGTAAAGCGCTTACGGAGGAGCTAACTCTTCCCTTGAAGTATGTGCTTTTGAACCCTGCTGATATTAGACTTACAGGAAATTTAAGTTTTTACAATCCAGTTTATTACAAAAATCTCTCAGGATACGAAGTAAATAGATTACGCAATCCAGTTACAGAGGAAGATTTTACAATTTTTGATTCCCTTCCTGAAGAAATACGAAATAAGATTAAAGACGCAAATGTCAACTCTTCTCAAGGGCTTAAAATCCCTCTAGACATGGATAGAGTTATGACCGTCTTTTACAAGAAGCAAGATTATGAGCCTTATGGTGTGCCAATGGGCTATCCAGTTTTAGAAGACATCGACGCGAAAAGCGAGCTCAAAAAAATGGATATGGCTATTGCGCGAACCATGCAGCAAGCAATCTTGTTAGTTACTATGGGTACTGACCCGGACAAAGGAGGGATTAACCAGAGAAATCTCGCTGCCATGCAAGAGCTTTTTCAGAATCAATCAGTTGGTCGAGTGCTCATTTCCGACTACACTACTAAAGCTGAGTTTGTAGTTCCTAAAATTTCAGAGCTTTTGGACTCTAAGAAATATGAGATTTTTGATCGAGATATTAACTTGGGCCTTAATAACATCTTGGTGGGCGGAGAGAAGTTTGCTAATCAAGAGAGTAAAGTCCAAGTATTCCTTGCGCGCTTAGAGCAGGGGCGTCAAGCATTCTTGCATAAGTTTTTAATTCCAGAAATTAAAAAGATAGCCAAGACAATGGGTCTTAAGAATTATCCTACTCCTTATTTTCAAGAAATAAGCCTAAAAGATTCTGTGACTAAAGATCGGGTTTATACTCGTCTATATGAGTTGGGAGCTATTACAGCAGATGAATTATTTGACTCCCTTAAGACTAATCGTTTGCCTTATCGCAAAGACTCTCTTGAGTCTCAAGAAGAATTTAAGCAAGCTAAAAATGATGGATACTATGAGCCCATCATGGGAAACAAAAAAGTAACTGAGAATATAAATGTAAAAGAAAAAAAATCAGAGGAAGTAGATGTCGATAAGGAGAAAATTCCGCCTGAGGAAGCGGGTAGACCTGAAGGAACCGAAGGGACTCCCCAAGAAAGTAAAAAAATGACTCCCGTAGGACAAGGCGATGCGAGCGTTAAGTTTGACTTTAATCTCCTTAAAGACAATATGATTTTATCCCAGAAGTTGGGCGGCTTAACCGAGGTAGAACTTAGAAAGCTTCACAAGGTTAAAAGGCTCAACAAGAAGCAGAAAGAGATAGCTGCTCAAATTTGTGACATAATTATTTGTAACGAAGAGCCTTCTAATTGGGAGAAAAGCATAGCGTCATACTGCAGGAAACCCGAAGATAAGGATAAAGAAAGAGTTAAACAGGTTCACGATATTTGCGTTGAGCATAACGTGGACCTATACTTAGGTAGTCTTTTATTAGCTAGCAAATTTTAAAAAATATGGAAAACGACGAAAAACTTAATAACGAGGAAATTTCCCCTAGCCCCGAAGAAGGAAATAACGAAGAGATTGTAGAGAGCCAAGTGAAGACTCTTTATAATGATCCGGTAGACATTTCGATGCCCGACCTGCTTCTTCCTCCCCCCCCCGAAGAAGCTAAGACGAATACAATTCAAGACGCTGCTGCGGTAGCCTTTAAATTTGGGTTCATAGGGGCAGGCCAAGGGGGGTCTCGTATCGCGGAGACCTTTCACGACTTGGGCTACAGAAGGGTTGGGGTAATTAATACCGCTCAACAAGATTTAAATACTATTAAATTAGAGAATAAATTATGCATCGGCAGTGGGGGCGCAGGAAAAGACCCTGCGGTAGCCGCGAAATGTTACCAAGATAAGTCGGAAGATGTATTAGACTTTATGAGGCATAGCTTCGGCGACGATTTAGATAAAATATTTGTATGTGCGGGAGCTGGAGGAGGCACGGGCTCCGGCT